CGGTCAGTACCATGAGTGTCGTGCTAAAGTTGATGCCTGGAATGACTGGTATAATTCTCAAAAACAGAACTTCGAAAGTGTAAAGTAATGGATTCCCCAGAAAGATTAGCTAAATTGGAAGCACAAGTAGAAACCATAAAAGAGGATGTTAAAGAGTTGAAATCTGACATAAAAGAAATTCACTCTCGTATCACCACATCTAACAGAGAGATCGTTGACAAGATTGACGATATGCAAACTCGCATTGAACATAAGATGCAAGCCAATGCTCAAATCTCTCAGGATCAACATGCTGAAATTAAGAAAGATGTTGTTGAAGATTTAGATAAAATGAACAACAGAGTTGCAGCACTTGAGCAGTGGAAGTGGTATGTGATTGGTGGTGCCGCAGTTATTGGATTTCTTGTTGCGCAAATCGGAACTATCCTTAAACTCATACAATAAACATTAAGTTTGTTCGCAAAGCCACCTTCGGGTGGCTTTTTAAATTTGCTTTTTAATGATATGTAGGGTATACTTACTCTACAGTTGAGGATATTATGCTATACATTGACAATAAATTTGCAAACATTCTGGGCAGTCGCCTAAGAAATTTCAAACAAAAGAAAGACTACCTCTGGAACTATTCATGTCCAGTTTGCGGTGATAGCACATCAAATAAACTAAGGGCACGTGGGTACATCTATCGTACCAAACAAGATCTATTTTGTAAGTGTCACAATTGCGGATATGGTTCAAATCTTGGTAACCTGATCAAGTATGTAGATCCAATCCTTTATGACGAATATGTCTTGGAAAGATATAAGTCTGGCGCAACTCGGTATAATGCTCATAAAGACGTAGCAGAAATCTTACCGAAACCTTCACCGAAAGAAGAACTACTTGAGGATGATATTCTTGAGACACTCACACGCATTGACTTGCTGAAGGAAACTCATCCTGCTGTCAAGTATGTTATGAATCGTAAGATCCCTAAAGATAGATGGAGTTTATTATACTTCTGTAAGAAGTTCAAAGAATATACCAATGGTGTTACTCCAAAGTTTGCGACACCAATCGCCGATGATCACCCAAGAATGGTCATCCCCTACTTCACACCAGCTGGTAAGTGTTTTGCCTATCAGGGCAGAGCATACGGTAATGAAGAACCTAAGTATTTTACCATCAAGGTTGATGAAACGCAGGAGAAGATTTATGGACTTGACCGAGTTGATTATTCCAAACGAATATATGTTGTTGAAGGACCAATTGACAGCTTATTTTTACCAAACGCTGTTGCTGTTTCAGGCTCCAGTTTCGACACCCCTACTATCCGCAGCCTACTGGCAAATGCTACAATCGTAATGGACAATGAGCCACGAAATAAAGAGATCGTAAAACAGATGGGTAAATACATTGATGAAGGTTTCAGCGTCTGTATGTATCCTGACAATGTCACCGAAAAAGATATCAACGATATGATTTTGAATGGTAAGACTCCAACCGAAATCCTTGAGACGATAAATACAAATACCTTCACAGGTATGGAAGCAAAATTGAAATATAGTACATGGAGAAAGATATGAAAGTTAGGATGATTAGTTATAGCAAACCCTCTCGTGAGATGTATGACGAAGGTTTACTGGATGTACAGGAACTAATTGCGTTCTGTGCAAGAGTGAGTAACCCAAGCAATCAGTTCAACACAGAGACATCAGAGAAACTAATTAAGTATCTGATCAAGCACCAACATTGGTCTCCACTCGAGATGGTGTCTGCTTGTTTAGAGATTGAAACAACACGTGATATTGCTCGTCAAATTTTACGTCATCGTTCTTTTTCATTCCAAGAATTCAGTCAACGCTACGCCGATCCAACTAAAGATTTGGATTTCGTGCTAAGAGAAGCACGACTGCAGGATGAAAAGAACAGACAAAATAGCATCGAGACAGACAACCTTGCGCTTCAATCATTCTGGCAAAATCAACAGAAGCGTGTTATTGATGCAGCGCAAGAAGCATACGCATGGGCAATCGCCAATGGCATTGCCAAGGAACAGGCAAGAGCAGTTCTACCAGAAGGTTTGACTGTTTCACGTTTATACATGAATGGAACACTGCGCAGCTGGATTCATTATATGGATCTTCGTGCTGGTGTTGAGACACAAAAAGAACATAGAGAAATCGCATTGGAATGCGCCAAGATAATTGCCGAGGTATTTCCCTTGGCAAATGAAATCGTACAAAAATAATAAGGATTGTATATGGAAGAAATTGTTCATGGAATAAAGGTAGATTATTCTCGTGATGGATTATTTGATGACTTAGGTAAAACACGTTTACGTGAAAGTTATATGAAGGATGATGAGGTATCGCCTCAGGAAAGATTTGCATATGTATCGTCAGTATTTGGAAGTAATAAAGAACATGCTCAGCGCTTGTACGATTACTCCTCTAATCATTGGCTCAGCTATTCTACTCCAATTCTTAGCTTTGGTCGTAGTAAGCGTGGGCTTCCTATTTCATGTTTTCTTAACTACATTGAAGATACAGCGGAGGGTCTAGTTGATAATCTTTCTGAAACTAATTGGCTTAGTATGCTCGGGGGTGGTGTTGGTATTGGGTTCGGTATACGTTCGGCGGACGATAAAAGTACTGGAGTTATGCCGCACCTTAAAATGTACGACGCTAGCAGTCTCGCGTATCGTCAAGGTCGTACTCGTCGTGGAAGTTATGCTGCTTATCTTGATATCAATCATCCCGACATTATTAACTTTCTAGAAATGCGCAAGCCAACAGGCGACCAGAACATGCGTTGTCTGAACCTTCATCATGGTATTAACATCACTGATGATTTTATGCATATCATCGAGAACTGCATGGTCAACCCAGATGCTAATGACTCATGGGATTTGATTGACCCAGCAAGTAAAATCGTTCGTGATACTGTATCAGCTAAAGAACTTTGGCAACGAATTCTTGAGATGCGTATGATGACTGGCGAGCCATACATTCACTTTATTGATGAATCAAATCGCAAGTTACCGCAGTGGTTAAAGGATAAGGGTCTTAAGGTTCACCAGTCTAACTTGTGTTCTGAGATTATTCTACCAACTAATGAACAACGCACTGCTGTTTGCTGCTTGTCTTCTTTGAATCTGGAGTACTATGATGAATGGAAGAACCATCCTACGTTCCTTCGTGACGTTGCTGAAATGCTTGATAATGTACTTCAGTATTTTATTGATAATGCTCCAGCAAGTATCGAAAGAGCTAAGTATTCTGCTATGCGTGAACGCAGCATTGGTATCGGTGCTCTTGGTTGGCATGCATACCTTCAGCGTAATAACCTACCGTGGGAAACACCATCAGCAGTTGGACGAAACAAACAAATCTTCAAGACAATAAGAGAGAAGTTAGATGTTGCGAATAAAGAATTGGGATTGGAGCGTGGTGAAGCTCCTGATGCACAGAGTAAAATTCTATTCGAAGATGACGCTGGCAATTCCGTTGAGTTTAATTCTTCTGATACTGTTACTGTTGTCCGAAATGGTGAAACGATGCTTATTCGTGCTTGTGCCGTCCTTGAAGGAGATGATTTGAGGAGAAAGATATAATGAACAAGATACCAATGTTGGAAAAGTTTGCCGCACAAAGTCTTGTAGAGCACGACGGTGAGTTAATCTTTAGTAAGGAAAAGTTCGCCGAGTTGATTGTTCGGGAATGTGCCAAACATGCAGAACATGCAAAAGGCATGGATGTTGATTATCAAAAGTATTTCAAAGAACTTTTATTCGGGAGTGAACTATGATAGATTACTTTGAAGCCCTGCGAGAAATGCACCAGGGTAATGTGGTCAAGTATGTTGGCACAGTGAATGGCAATGTAATGAGCGACAAGGGTGCTAGTTTCTGTATGTGTCGCGGTTGTATCTTTCTATTCAATGATGGCGTAATTAAATGGAACAAGCTAGGATATATGGTTTATGATCCGGACTTTAGATATGAACTAACTGGTGAAAAGGTTGATCCGAGGGCGTGGAAACCAGAAAAGAAAAGTAGAGAACTAAAATCCAAATTAGGATATTCAAGAATAGGATTGGGAAATGTATGAAAGTTAAAAAAATAACAAAACCTGAGTGGGCTGGAAATAGATTCTCTCACTTAGTGGCGGTGGCACCGAACGCATCAAGTAGCATTCTCATGGGCAACACTAGTCCTTCTATTGAACCTTACCGTGCCAATGCTTATCGCCAGGACACTCTATCGGGTTCTTCGTTAAACAAGAATCGTTATCTTGATGCTATCATCAAAGAGCAATCTGTTAATCATAAGGCAGGTTGGATTGAAGAAGTTTGGTCAAGTATCATTGCCAATGATGGTAGCGTTCAACACTTAGATTGGATGGATGACTGGACCAAGGATGTGTTTAAAACATCAATGGAGATTGATCAACGTTGGGTGGTGCAACATGCTGCTGATCGTCAAGAATACATTGATCAGGCTCAGTCGTTGAATGTTTTCTTCCGTCCAGATAGCAATATTAAATACATCCATGCTGTTCACTTCATGGCATGGAAACTTGGATTGAAGACAATGTACTACTGCCGTTCAGACAAGATCGCTAAAGCTGATAAAGTGTCTAAGCGTATTGAGCGTGAAGTAATTAAAGAGATTGACCTGAGAGCTATGGCTGAAGGTAACGAATGTTTAGCTTGCGAGGGATAAAATGAAACAACTATTAAAATTTTCTGCAACATGGTGTGGACCATGTAAATCATTGGCTGGCGTCATGAAGAACGTTGACTTCAAAGATGTTGAGATGAAAGAAATCGACATCGATGAAGACATGGATTCAGTCAAGAAGTATGGCGTTCGTGGTGTGCCAACAATGGTTCTGGTGAATAATGGTGTTGAAGTCAAACGTCATACTGGCGTCTTGATGGCTGATAAGATCGAGGAATTTATCCATGGTTAAAAAGTCACCAAGTAGATTAACAGACGAACGTAGTTCGTTTAAACCATTCAACTACCCATGGGCATATGATGCGTGGTTGAAACATGAACAGGCGCATTGGTTGCATACAGAAGTACCTATGGCTGAAGATGTTAAGCAATGGAAGAAGTCTTTGACTGCTGAAGAAAAGTTGTTCTTAACAAACATCTTTCGTTTCTTCACGCAAGGTGACATTGACGTTGCTGGTGGATATGTGAAGAACTATCTTCCATACTTTCCGCAACCTGAAGTGCGTATGATGCTTCTTGGTTTCGCTGCTCGTGAAGGTTTGCACATTGCTGCTTACTCTCACTTGATCGAAACACTTGGACTTCCTGAGTCTACGTACAGTCAGTTCCTTGAGTATCAAGAGATGAAAGATAAGCATGACTACGTGCTTGACTTGTCTTCTAGAAATGGTACGATTTCTTCAACAGCTGAACACATTGCAGTATTCTCTGCGTTCACTGAAGGTATGCAACTGTTCTCATCTTTCATTATGTTGTTGAACTTCCCACGCCATGGTCTCATGAAAGGAATGGGTCAGATCGTTACTTGGTCTATCGTTGACGAAACGATGCACGCTGAGTCAATGATTCGATTGTTCAAAGAGTATATCAAAGAGAATCCAGAAATCTGGAATGATGAACTCAAGGGTAAGATTTACAGCATTGCAGAGAAGATGGTTGAGTTAGAGGACAAGTTTATTGATCTCTCATTCAATGGTTCTGACATGCGTGACTTAAAAGCAGAAGATGTCAAGGAATACATTCGCTATATTGCTGATCGCCGATTGATCAGTTTGGGTATGAAAGGCATCTTTAAACGTAAAAAGAATCCACTACCATGGGTCGAGGAAATGATCAATGCACCTGTGCATGGTAACTTCTTTGAAAACCGTGTCACTGACTACGCCAAAGGCGCATTGACTGGCTCATGGAGTGACGTATGGGTAAAGGAAACATAATGGCAGTAACGAAACATTTTGAATGTGAATCATGTGGTGCCGAAGGAAAGATAGTTATTAAGGGAGACGATAATCGTTTAGAAGATATCGTCTACTGTCCTATCTGTTCTGCAGACATCTATGAGCCAGAGGAGTTCGACACTGAAGACTAAATAGTCTTCTATGTGGACTTATAATAATAGTATTGTTGAAGAATTACCTGAAGACTGTGTTGGTTTCGTTTATTTGATAACCAACACAGAGTCTGGTCGTAGATATGTTGGGAAGAAGTTAGCCAAGTTTTCCAAAACAACATACAAAACTCTTACGTTGAAGAACGGAACAAAGAAGAAGAAAAAGATCAAGTCTAAGATAGACTCTGACTGGCTAGAATATTATGGCTCTAGCATTGAGTTAAATAAAGATGTAGAACTGCTTGGGAAAGATAAGTTCTTACGCGAAATCTTGTTTTACTGCAGTTCCAAGGCAGAATGTAGTTATGTAGAGGCACGTGAACAATTTACACGAAAAGTATTAGAATCCGATGACTACTATAACGGACAGATATCTGTAAGAGTGCACGGTTCTCACATTAAAGGAAAACTATAATGAAATCATTTCAAGACTATATCGAAGAAGGTAAGCGTGGCTTATGGGATAACATTCACGCTAAACGTGAACGTATCAAAGCTGGCTCTGGTGAAAAGATGCGTAAGCCAGGAAGCAAAGGCGCACCAACTGCAGCTGCATTAAAAGCATCACAGAACGAAGAACTATCTGCCGATGAGCAGTTCGATGTTATCGAAGAATGTATTATGGATCTTGCTGAAGCAAATAGCGTTGATCCTGAAGTTATCTGGGAAACCCTAGAGACAGTTGATGATGACGAACTTCTTGAATATGCTATTGATGCCAAGGGACATAAGAGTTCTACTGGTGGATTGACACAGAAAGGTGTTGACGCATATAATCGTAAGACTGGTGGAAATTTAAAGACGGCAGTGACAACTCCACCATCGAAGTTAAAACCTGGAAGTAAAGCTGCCAATCGTAGAAAATCATTCTGTGCCAGAATGTCTGGTGTAGATGGTCCAATGAAAAAGCCAAACGGCGAGCCAACTCGCAAAGCTCTGGCACTGAGAAAGTGGAACTGCTAAATTGATGACATTTTTATTATTCGCGACAGCCTTGGGGCTGTCAGCTGTTGCTGCCTACTATTCAATCATGGGCTTAGTTGCGATCTTCGCAGCTGCAGCCACACCCATTTTTATCATGGGTTCATTACTTGAAGTATCTAAACTTGTAGTTGCTTCATGGTTGTATCGTTCGTGGAGAGAAATACCATTACTGATGAAATCGTATTTTACGGTTGCGTTGATAATTCTAATGATGCTTACATCAATGGGTATCTTCGGATATCTTTCCAAGGCACACTTGGATCAAGCAATACCAACAGGTGATGTGGTAGCAAAATTATCTCTCATTGATGAGAAGATTAAAACCGAAAAGGAAAACATAAATGCAAATCGTAAAGAACTTTCTCAACTCGATGCTCAAGTTGATCAAACCATATCAAGAACCACCGAAGCCAGTGGTGCCGAACGATCCATTGCCATCCGAAGAGCCCAGCAAAAAGATAGAGCCAGAATCCTCAACGAAATCGGTGCAGCGCAAACCAAGATCGCAAAACTCAACGAAGAACGTGCCCCAATCGCAACCGAAGTCAGAAAAGTCGAAGCAGAAGTTGGACCCATCAAATACATTGCACAACTCATCTACGGTCAAGAAGCCCAAGACACAGACTTCCTCGAGAAAGCAGTCCGCATCGTAATAATGA